TGGAACAGAACTTATAATGCAGAACAAAAAGATAAGTATAAAACCTTGCTTCCCTCACTCAATCGCTCGTTAGAGGGTGGACTAGGGGAAAAAGAGTTAGCGATGGTGATTGCCCCTCCTGGTGTAGGAAAGTCTTTATGGCTTGTTAATCAGGCAGTGCAATCCATGATGGAGGGTCGCAAGGTTTTATACGTTTCTCTTGAGATGAGTGAGGACAAGATCGCTCAAAGGTTTGACTCGGTTACTACACTTATACCACAGTCTCAGCTAAAGGATCCTTCCGCGCAGATCAAAATAGAGGAACGCCTAAGTATTTTTCGAACTAACTTCCCTGAGGGTAGACTGGTAATTAAAGAGTTCCCGACTGGCACAGCTAATGTGAACAGCCTACGATCACTCCTAGTGCAATTAAAGAACTACGAGGAGTTTGAGCCTGACGTTTTGATTGTGGACTATCTGGAGCTTCTGAGGCCCGTTAGAGAGAACCAGCATGAATATCAGGCACAGCAGAGGATTGCGGAGGAACTACGGGGATTGGCGATGGAGACGAAGGCTCTAGTATGGACTGCTACGCAAACTAACCGCCAAGGACGATCTGTAAAGATTATTACAGATGCAGAGCTTGGGGATTCCTACGGAAAAATTCGTACTTGTGACTTTGCGGTATCTCTTAATCAAAGTGAGGAAGAGTTTGATAGTGGTCAGATGAGAGCCTATGTGGTAAAGTCCCGTAATGGCAGGCCACGATTTACCGTTCCCATGGTTATCGACTATAATATCCTAAGAATGTCCGAAGGAGAATCCATTGAAGAAGATGACTAAGCATATTTACGAAATCCTGGAGGAGAAGCCCCATCTCAAGGAAGTTAATGGGGGATGGGCACCGTTTACTATTAAGATAGTGAAGGGGCTAAAATCAGGTAAGCAAAATTGCTGGGGAACCTGCGATTTTGACACCTATGAAATCCATGTAGAAAAGAAGATGGAAGACGCTGTAGCTAAGGAGACTATCTTTCACGAAATCTGTCACATGCTCCTAGAGTTTTGTGGCATGGGAGGCGAGGGTGAAGGAGAAAAAGAGGAGTTTATTTGGGCTTCTAACGAGAAGCTGACTATAACAATGTCCAGAGCGGTGATCATGTTTACTCGCCTTAACCCCGAACTCGCAAAAGAGCTATTACTATGAAAAAATCTCAAGACCTATTAGACGCATTAGAAGACCTTACTTGTGAGAATTATGTAGATATCGCTGATGGTATTACTCAGTATGATAAGAATAATATTGACGATGAGATGACTCGTCAAGCATCCATTTATTCCTACTATCAAGGACTCCTCTCTATTGCTAAGAAAAGGCTGGATGACTCAAATCTTGATTTGACCACCTATACGGCCCAGACAAGAAAAGAGCGTAAGGAGTCTTCTCTAGCAAAACAAACTTCTAAGGATCTTGATGATTTTGTAGAGTCCTCCTCGGAGTTCGCCCTACATAACTCTAAGGTAAATGCCGCCCAGTTTAAGTATACACTTTTAAAGGGTCTGGTATCGTCTTTGGAGCATAAAAAGGATATGTTAGTTCAGCTATCATCCAACCGCCGCTCCGAAACAAATCTTTACCGATAATCTAAAAAATTCGTAAACTACAACTATAATACAGTAACAACAAGCCCAACTAACCACAGGAGGTTTTATATGGCTATCGACTTAGACGCTCTCAGAGCAAAACACGAAGAACTTAGTGGAAACAATACTGGGGGAAATTCAGATTTTCTCGCTAAATTTATCCAACTACAGGAAGGTACTAATGCAGTACGCATCCTTCCTGGCAAGGACGAGGACACTATGTTCTATGCCGAAACAAAGATTCACCGAATCCCAGACGGTCAAGGTGGAACTAAGAATGTCCACTGCCGTAAGATGCATGGAGAGGCATGTCCCCTATGTGATTCTTACTACTCGCTCTGGAAGGAGCCTAACAAGGATGAGGATCTAGCTCGAACGATTAAGCCACGATCCCGCTACTACATGAACGTAGTAGATCGTGAGACTGGAACTGTGAAGATCCTTTCTCTTGGGGTAATTCTCTTTAAGAAGATTATTGCTGCTATGCTAGACGAAGACTTTGGTGATATTACTGATACCAAGTCAGGTCACGACTTTAAGATTGTAAAGGTCATGGAAGATAAATGGCCTAAGTATGACCAATCTTCCCCTCGTCCCAAGCCTTCTGAGGCGGGTAGCACGGCTGAAGTTACAACCTGGATGGATTCTCTCCACGACATTCATGGTTTGGTAAAGTTGGAGGATTATGAGGATGTGAAGACTGCCGCAATGGGTCTGCTTCCGTCACACGAAGGAAGTAGCCAGAATCCTACAAAGCCCGATGATGTGGCTGATGATGACTACCTCTCTAAAATGCAGAGTAACTAATTATGAGAAATATTTATCTAACACTTCTGTTAACCGCCGTATTGGGGTTAACGTCTTGCGCCTTCCTTGAGGAGGTCTTTGGGGGGATGGTTTTCACGACCGCTGACCAAGTTGCGGAAGGAGGGGAGGCTGCGATCATCCCCTTCGACCAGCTTCCTGACTCTATTAAGGAAAAGATCCCCGAGGGTACCAACCTCGTTATGACTTCTAAGGACGCTCTTATTGAAGGAGCTACTTATATTCCCACTGGTGGAAGTCTAGACGAGGGAGGCTGGGAGGGCATCTTTAACACTGTACTGGGTGCAGCAACCGCTTTTATCCCAGGTCTTGTGGCTTGGGAAGGTGTACTTACCTTGTTTAGCCAGCGTAAGCGAAAGCACTACTTTAAGGCAGTCAAGTCCATTGTTCCTACCGACAAGAAGATGGACCTTGGAGGTGCCCTGAAGGGTATTGCATCAGCATTGGGTGCTTCCCACTCATCGGAAGGAACTGGTATCCTTTACGCTGAGGAATTAGAGGAAGAAGCTGAAGAAGAATAAGCCTAGTTAATTAGGGTTAGACTATAATAGGAGGAAGGGAGTGAATACCCTTTACTCCTATTTTTTTAGATAAATTTATGAACAGAAAACTTAGAATATTGTGTGCCCCTGCTAATGAGGGGGGTTGCTCCTACTATCGAGTTATTGGTCCTATGAGGAAGCTCCAGGAGCTATATGGGGATCAACTAGAGTTTAGGTATAATCTAAATCCTCTGGGGATTACAGAGACTGGGCCAACCTCGGGAACTTGGCAAGAGAATTGGGACTTCGAGGATATGAAGTGGGCAGACATTATCTGGACTAATAACATTTCTAATTGGGGTGGTCCCTACACTGCCAGACTTATAGGAAAAGCTAAGGAGTTCGGTAAGTTTGTTCATTACGATACGGATGACCTATTGACAGACCTATATGAAGGTCATCGCTTGTATGGCACATATAAGGAAAGAAATCTTGAGGAGATTACGAAGTTTATCTATAACAATGCGGACTTGGTTACGGTTACTCAACGTAAGTTCGCAGAACGAGTTAAGCCCTTCTGTGGAGGTGTTTTAGCGATTGTAAAAAATGCTATTGATTATCAGCTTCCTTCCTGGTGTGTTCCTAAGTCTAAACCTAGGAAGAAGAATATTATTCGCATCGGATGGGCAGGGGGTATCCACCATGAGGAAGATGTCAAGGAGTTCGCGGGAGTTCCTCACATGGTTAACCAGAGAGTGGGTAGAGAAAATGTTCATTGGGGTTTCTATGGTGCTCCTTTAGCCGTTAAGGATGGAGATAAAAACGAATGGCAGCATGAAGTATGGAGAAACTATAAGAAGATGTTACTAAGGGGCTATTCTGGACCCTCTAATTGGCAGATATATAACGCTCTCCCCCCAGATAACTATGGAGGATTATACTCTAACGTAGACCTTGCAATTGCACCTCTTCAGATGAATGCTTTTAATGATTCTAAGTCTGAGATTAAGATAGCGGAATGCGGAAGGTATAAGATCCCTTTAATTGCTTCAGATGTTGGTTGCTATGATGAGACGATTGTTAATGGAAAAACAGGATACTTAATCCCTGCTAATGCTCCCAAGTCTGAGTGGGTGAAGATACTAACTAAGTGTATCAAAAATCCTAACCATGTTAAGGATATGGGCGAAGCTCTTCATGAGGTAACTGAAAAGTATTTTGACCTTAACAAGGTGGTTAAGCACCGATTAGAACTTTATGAGCAATCTATGGGTTTAGTACAAGGTAGGGATGGAGATAAAAAAATAACCTATAATACGGAGTGGAGTTTAGATGACTAGTACGACAGTAATTATTAAGACTATTGGACGTAAGACATTAAAGGACGCTATTGCCTCAGCACACCGAGAGGGCTTCCGTCCTGTTGTTATTTCTGATGGAGTTAATACGGCTGCTAACAACTGTGAGTATATTCAACTAGGTAAGAAATGGGGGATGTATGGGGGTATGTGCGCTAATGTTGCTGCTGCCGTCGTTCAAACTCCTTTTATTACTTTTCTTGACGATGATGACGTTTTTCTTCCTGGAGCGGGGAAGGTTATCAGAAGTAAACTTAAAGAAAAGACTGATGTTGATATTTGGATTGGAGGTGTAAGATTTAATGTTCCTATTATGCTTGCTGATAAAGAAGGGAACGAGCTTTTTCGGGGTAATGATCTAGCGATGCGACCTGAGTGGGGGCTAACCCTTGGAAATGTAGCAATGCCCACCTATAGAACTGATGTCTTTGCCAAGATTCCGTTTACAGACTCTCTTCCTGAAGAGGTGCAGGGGATGTCTGATTTATTTCATGTGAGGGCCTGTGAAGCAAAAGGATTTAAAATTGATTGGTTCTGTAATAAGGGTGATCAGCCTTTATATCATGTTCGACCTCATACTAGAAATGATCCTATAGGTGAAGCCATGGCAAACGGGAGAGGGGACACATGATTTCCATTATATGTTCTGTTTATAACTCTTCTAAATATTTAGATAGATATTTAGATTATGTAAATAATCAGACTTTAGAGTCCTTTGAAATTATTTTTGTGGATGCTAAATCCACGGATGATTCTCTTGAGAAAATAACCAAGTATTCCTTCAGAGAAGGTATTAAGCCTTTGATAATGACGCTCTCCGAAAGAGTTGGAATTTATGAAGCCTGGAATATAGCTATTAACCATAGCTCTTATGACTACGTGTTAAACTATAACACGGATGATAAACTCTATAGAACTTCTTTAGCTACTTATGCAACCTATGCCAACCTCCACCCAGAAGTAGACGTAATTTATTCTGATTCTTTTATTAGCTCTGATATTATTCACACTCCAGGTAGTTGGTATAGTTGGAAAGATGC